ATTGATGAACCGCAATGAGAAAAAGGCGAATACCTACCGTGAGGACGGTGAATCTCATGTCGGCGGTTACAAGAAGGGCGGTCGTACAAAGCACGCGACAAGCGGCAAGGTGCCGACTCCGCCGGATATGCCGGAAGATATTAAAGCCATGCGCAATCGGTCGTATGCGTTGCCTGGTGACGATGTTACGACATCGACCGGCGCACACAAGGAAGACCGGTGCAGCGGTGGCCGTACGGGCAAAAACGTTGGCGGCCCGATGATGGGCAAAAAGGCAAAGGTTGCTGCCATGCTTGGCGCTCGTAGTGCCGCCGCCGCTCGTGGCATGCCGCAGGGCGGTATGATGCGCACGGCTGGCGCACCTATTGCGCCTCCCACGCTGCGCCCAATGAAGAAGGGTGGCCGCGCTCATAAGATGGACGGCGGCCCGATGATGCCTGCAAGTGCAACCGTTGCACCTGACAACCGTAACAACATTGTCCCGCAGAACGTCATGTCGTTTAACCCTGCCCGCTCGTCGGTCATTGGTTTGAAGAAGGGCGGCAAGGCCGAGCACCCAGACGTTGCGGAAGATAAAGCACTGATCCGCAAAATGGTGAAGCCGGAAGCTCGCACCGGGCAAGAAGAAGGGCGGCAACGTATTCTCAGGCGAGAATTACCCGCACAAGGTGCCTGGCGTTGTGCCTGGCGGCCGTATGGCTCGTAAGCACGGCGGCAAAACTGGCAAGACCCACATTGTGATCAATATGGGCCACCCAGACATGGGCGGTGCGCCAGTGGCTCCTCCGACTGGTGCAATGCCTCCGCGTCCTCCGATGCCGGCTCCTGCTCCACAGCCTGCGGCTCCTCCTCCGGCAGCTCCTCCTATGGGCGGCGCTCCTATGGGTGGCGCACCCGCAGGTTTGCCTCCACAATTGGCGGCATTGATGGGCCGCAAGAGTGGCGGTCGCACTATGCATGTTATTGAACACGCCGCAGGTGGCGGTCTTGGCCGCAAGGAAAAGATCAAAGCTTACGGACACAAGGCTTAATTAGCGGTATCGGTGTCGCTAATTGAGTGGGGTGGCTGGCTGATCCCTCTCGTGCCAGCCACCCTAGTAATATAGAGAGGGAACCACCATGTAGAGGGCAAAGGTGGAAATGTTAAGTTATTCGGACTTCTTTGAACAAGAGCTTAGAAAATTAGTAGAGGCGGAAATTTATCGCCTTTTACAAGTATTGTCGCATGGGACTACCATCAACGACATGTCAGACTACCGCCACGTTACTGGCCAGCTATCTGCTCTTCGCAATGTTTTCGAACTTTGCGACGAGGCGCGTTCTATTACTAACCGGCATTAGAAAGGGATCAACATGCCACACATGATCATGGACCACCAGAAAGACCCCAAGCAGGCAATTTTTGACGCATTGAGGAGTGGATACACGGACTTTAAACTATTTAACAATCAGGTTTTGTGCGCCGTTTATGTGCGGCCACAGAAAACCAAGAGCGGTATTTTCCTGACAGATGTGACGACTTCGGAAGATAAAATCCAAGGGAAAGTCGGACTTGTGATCAATATGGGGCCAATGGCTTTCATTGATGACAGCAATTCTTGGTTCAAGGACGTTGACATTAAATTGGAAGACTGGGTGGTGTTTAAGCCGTCTGACGGTTGGAGCATTACGGTTAACGGCGTCCTGTGCCGCATTTTGGATGACACCAACGTGCGCGGCACGATCCCTCACCCAGACATGGTATGGTAAGGAGATAAATCATGGCCAAAAAGAAAATGGAAGAGCAGATTGAAATTGAGTTGAAGGCACCAGAAGAGGCGCCGAAAGACGAAATTGAAGTCGAAGTTGCTAAGACGGAAGAGGCTGAACCTCAGGCCGCTGCGCCTGAAATGCCGCCTGAAATTGGTATTCGCGAGTTAAAATTCCAGCTTGAGCAGGAAAAACTTGCGCGCGCCGAGGCAGACAAGCGTGCGCGTGAAGCAGCGCAGCGCGAGTTTGAAGCCAAGAATGAAGTCAGTAACACTAATTTGACGCTGATTAACAATGCCATTGTTAACGTGCGGCAGGAAACTGACTACCTGAAAGCCAATTATAAAGACGCTATGTCGGTTGGTGATTACGATCGTGCGGCCGAAATCCAACAGCGTATGGCGGACAACTCGGCCAAGTTGCTGCAACTTGAAAACGGCAAGACGGCTATGGAGTCGCAGGTCAAGGAGGCCATGCCTCAGTACCAGCAGCCGCTTGACCCAGTCGAGGCCTTGGCGTCGCAATTGTCGCCACGGTCTGCCGCGTGGATTCGTCAACACCCGCAGTTTGCCACTGACCAGCGCCTGTTCCAGAAAATGATTGCCGCCCACAATTTGGCAATGGCTGACGGCTTGGCGCCTGACAGTGACGATTATTTTGAGGNGATCGAGGACACGTTGAAGGTTAATCGGTCGGCACCGGTGACAGTTGAAGTTGCTGATCCGACTTACGAGGCCGCTAAGGTAGTCCAGCGTCGCACGTCACCACCGGCGGCGCCAGTGAGTCGCACCGCAACGCCAGGCACACGCCCAAATGTTGTGCGTTTGACTGCCGACGAGCGTGAAATGGCCAGATCCATGAAAATGACTGACCAAGAATACGCTGAAAACAAGCGAGCTTTACAGCTCGAAGGCAAACTTTAAGGAGAATTATCGTGGAAAATCAACAACCTGCACCAGCAAAGCGGACGCGCAAAACATCTCTCTTTGCAAAACCCGCGCCAAAAGAAGAGTCATTGACGACAACGGTGACAGAGACTGTCGCCCTTGACGCCGATGCTCCCATTAAACGCGCACCTATGAGGCAACCCATGCGTGACGAAGACCCCCGCGTTCGTGCGGAACGCCGCGCCGCAGAACTTATGGGTAACCTTGGCAGCCTTGATCGTGGCACTGATAACTTTGCCACGCCTGAGCCGCCCCCTGGTTGGTCTTACGAGTGGAAAATGAAGTCTGTGTTGGGCCAAGAAGATCCGACTTACCAAACCCAATTGGCTCACACGGGCTGGGAGGCTGTGCCGACTAACCGTCACCCCGAAATGATGCCGATCGGCGAGAAATACGCCACCATCGAGCGCAAAGGCATGATATTGATGGAGCGTCCGGCGGTCATTACGGAAGAGGTTAAGCGCCTTGACCTGCGTAATGCGCGTGATCAAGTGCGCCAGAAGGAGCAGCAATTGTCGCAGGCTCCAGACGGCACAATGACCCGCGACCACGCCCAAGTGAAGCCCAAAATCAAAAAGGGCTTCGAGGCAATGCCGATTCCAGAATGACAAATTTGAGGGGGCCGTTTTGGCCCCCTTTACTTTTGCATGGCTTGTGTTATTTTTGCATAACTTCCCCATGATGCGTGGAAGTCTAAGGTCCTTCTCCGCGATGTGAGAAGTTAAACTTTTCCCCGTTTCCTAATCGCCACGCTGCGCGATGACCGGAAACTCCCGTAAAAAGGAGAACCCGTCATGGCGAACACTAATGCGCCTTTCGGTTTCCGTCAGTACAGTGGCACAGGCTCTGCACCGACGTATGAACAGGTAGCTGTTCAAGTTCAGTATAATGCTGGCGCCATTTACTTTGGCGACCCCGTCGTGGCCCTCACAGATGGTACTTATGCCCAAGCGTCGAGCAACTCGGCCGCTAACGGTGTCGGTGGTATCTTCGCTGGCTGCAAGTATCTTTCAGTCTCTCAAAAGCGTACTGTTTGGTCGAATTATTGGCCCGGTTCCGATGTCGCTTCCGGCAACTATGTCGAAGCTTACATCATCAACGATCCGAACGCCAAGTTCCTCGTTCAGTCCGACTCCACTGGTATTACCCTTGCTGGCGTGAACGCCAACATTGGTTTTGCTATCGGCACCGGCAACACCTCAAGCGGTATTTCTGGCGCTTACGTTGATAGCACCACCATCAATACCACCAACACCCTGCCCTTCCGTATTATCAGCCTTGTTGTTGATCCTCCTGGCACTAACGGTACTCAGACCGTTGCCGGCGGCTATTCTTCGGGCGCTTATAACTACGTTGTCGTCGCGTTTAACAACGTCGCGACCAAGCAGCTCACAGCGATCTAACAGGAGTAAGGACCAATGGCTGTTAATCTTAGTGCCATCAAAGACCTTCTCCTTCCCGGTCTCCGTGGAGTTGAAGGCAAATATGAGCAGATCCCGTCGCAATACGACAAGATCTTCACGAAACACGAATCGAAAATGGCCCTCGAACGTACCGCTGAAATGCGTTACCTCGGTCTGGCCCAGCTGAAGACCGAAGGCGGCCAGACCTCCTTCGACAACTCAGCCGGTGAGCGTTACATCTATAATCAAGAGCACACTGAAATTGCTCTGGGTTATGCGATCACACGCAAGGCCATCGATGACAACCTCTACAAAACCCAGTTCCAGCCTTCGAACCTCGGCCTCGTGGAATCTTTCCACCAGACCAAGGAAATCTATGGCGCGAACATTCTGAACACCGCGCANACCTACAACTCTGCAGTTGGTGGTGACGGTGTGGCACTCTGCTCCACTGCGCATCCTATCGACGGCAACACGGTCGCCAATACGCCTACCACGCAGGTCGATTTGAACGAAGCAACCTTGCTGAACGCAATGATTGCCATTCGTACAAACTTCCGCGATCAGGCGAACCTGAAGATCTTTGCCCGCGGTCGTAAGTTGATTGTTCCGCCTCAGCTGGAGCCTATTGCAATTCGTCTTACCAAGACTGAATTGCGTCCAGGTACTGCAGACAATGACGTTAACGCGATACTTTCAACGGCCGGTGGCTTGTCTGAAGGTTATCTGGTCAACGACTTCTTGACTTCGTCTTATGCTTGGTTCTTGCTGACCAACATTGACGGCTTGTCATACATGGAGCGCGTGGCCTTCGAAACCGATATGCAAGTNGATTTTGTGACCGATAACTTGCTGGTTAAAGGTTACGAGCGTTACTCATTCGGCTACTACAACTGGCGTTCGATCTACGGCTCGTTCCCAACCTCGTAAGGAGAAGGCATCATGTCTACTGTAGCATTCTCCGGTCCTGTGGTTGTGTTCGGTCAAAACCCGAACCAGCCTGCGGACTATAACCCCGACCTTGGCTCCTCGCTATTTTATGCGGGGGGCGGCCTCCTTGATCCGCGTGGGCCTTTCACCTATTACCCTGGTGAAGCGCAGTCCGCACCGGATTTTGGGTGGTACGGCTTCAGTGACATTGTTTCGTTCACTGGTGTTCCGTATACAAACGCCGCGGCTGCAATTGTTGCATCCGCAAACCCAACAAGTGCCACTTTGACGCTTGTTTCGGCTAACTCCGCGACTACTGGCGTCTATTATTCTTCGGTGTTTACCCGTTCGGATACAGGCGTTACGGACACGGTTCTTGCTCTTGATGCGTATACGTCTGTCACTGCTTCGGCTACGAACGGTGTGCTGACAATTACAGCAAATAGTGGCATGCCCGTTGGTCCTGGTATGGTTCTCTTGTCGTCTTCGACAACGGTAACTGGCGGAACTCTTGGTGCGTCTTCCGGTGTGTATGTTGCTTCCCAGCTTACAACCACGGGTACGTCATCAACGGTTGGTAACGGACAAACTGGTACTTATCAGCTGAGTCAAAACGTAACATTCACATCCGGTACAGTAACTTTGGCTTATCCGACTGTGCAATCTTGCGCTATTCCGACAAACGTCCAGTCGCCTTCGGTTTGGCTTTGGAACCCGATGGCTATGGTTGGCCGTGCTGTCAGTATTACTGCTGCAGCAAGTGCTACTTACGCAACCGCAACGGTTAACGGCTACGATGTCTACGGGTATCCTATGACGGAAGCCATTACAATTACGGCAAATAGTGCAGTAAACGGCAAAAAAGCGTTTAAGTATATCAAGTCTGTAGTGCTTTCGGGCGGTACGGCTGATACGACTCACGCTTACTCCGTCGGTACTACGGCAATTGTCGGCCTTCCGATTCGCTCGGACACTGCCGCTGAAGTTATTGTTAATTCTGGTGCGTCTCAAACCACTATGGGTGTTAACACTGCTTTTGCTGCAAACGGCTTTTTGCCTGCTGATCGTACTACACCGTCCGCCACAACGGGCGATGTTCGTGGCACGGTTGACCTTGCTAATTCTTCAGGTGTCAATCTCACGCCTTCTACTGGCACGAACAAGTATGTCTTCCGCCAGATCCCGCAGGCCTACAATGTCCAGTCCGCAACTGGCTTGTTTGGTCTTACTCAGTACTATAACTTCTAAGGAGTGAGCCATGAAGGGTCACAAAGGTCATCACCACAGCATGCATGAGCACAAGCACCCCCGTGCCGCTCATAAAACTGGCGGTGTCGTTGTTAAGGATAAAGCACCTAAAGAAGTTTATGAGGGTGCTGGTTCTAACGTTGTGCATGAAGCTGAAGAGCATAAGCACGGCGGTCGCGCTAAACGTAAGCGTGGCGGTCACGTTGCCCACCATCACAGCGGCCACGTTAAGCACGTTGGCCACATTCATGGTGAGCACGCCGGTCATCACGCCGGTCGTAAGCCCCGTAAGTCTGGCGGTCGCGCTGGTTCAAACATGAACCCGCTGTCGTCAGCTCACAAGGGCATTGCTCCTAAAGCCCACCACGAAGAAATGAACTAAGAATAACGGCGGGGCTTAACGGCCCCGCCTTTCTTAGAGGTGTCAAATGACTGCTGCTTGGACTCGTAAAGAGGGCAAAAGCCCATCCGGTGGTTTAAATGAGCGCGGTCGGCAATCTGCTCGTGCCGAAGGCCATAATTTAAAAGCACCAACGAAAGATTCCAGTAATCCACGTCACAAGTCGTTTTGTGAGCGTATGACGGGGATGAAGCGTAAGTTAACAGGTTCGGCGGCGGCCGCTGATCCAGATAGCCGTATTAACAAATCTTTGCGCAAGTGGGGGTGTTAATATGACTGACAAACCTTTTTGGAAGACAAAACTTCCTGAAGATCACCATGTAAAGCATTTGGATAAAAAGCACATTTCTCAGGCCAAAGCGCGTGCGAGAGCAGCCGGCCGGCCTTATCCAAATCTAATTGATAACGCGGCAGTTGCTCGCAAAGGTCATAAAGGTAAGTAAAATGCGCCCTGTAGTTGTTAGTGTAGGACCTCTTGTTNCCGCAGCCGCTAACAATATTTCCACATCTCAAACGCCCGCCGTTACTAACGGTCAATTGGCGTTGAATGGAACGCTTACGTCTGCCGGTTTTGTGGGAACTGGATCTATCTCCGGCACCACTTTGACCATTACTGTCGTGTCGTCTGGCGTTATATCGCTCGGTCAGGCCGTGTCGGGCGCTGGTGTGTTAAATGGCGCCACCGTTATTGGTAACTTGACTGGCACCGGCGGTGTTGGAACGTATTTGTTGAGCACGTCTCAGACGCTTTCCTCCACTACGATTTACGGTAACGCAGTTGCGACGCTTGATACAGCGCGCCGCGTTCTGTTTACGACCGTCAGCGATGAAAGCGCCAAGACAATTTACATCACCGGCACCGATTGGGCGGGCGATACTATCAATGAATCACTGACTGGTCCCGCCGCAACGACCGGATACACTGCGCTTGACTACAAGACAGTGACAAAAATTTACGTTTCGGCTGCCTTTACTGGTGCAGTTACTGTTGGAACAACGACTGTCGCGTCAAGTCCGTGGGTTCGCATGGACGAGTATGCACTTGCTCAAAGCGCGATGCAGGCGACAGTGTCTGGGACTGTTAACTACACCGTACAAACGTCAATGGACGACACTAACAGCCCAACAAATCCTGTTTTGCCTGCCTCGGTTACATGGGTCAGCTCGACTGATACTGCGGTTGTTGGCGCCACTGCAACCAAAAGCACAACTTTTACGGCCACGCCATTGTTTATTCGCGTGCTTTTAAACAGCGGCAGCGGCTCTGTTACTTCGACAGTTGTACAGGCGGGCGTTGCTCCGTACTAATTTGAGGTCGTAATGACAACAAGCGGCACATACGCCTTTAATCCGTCGCTTGGCGAGCTTACTCTCTATGCCTATAACCTTATTGGCGTAAGAAATACGGCTGTCTTGCAAGAGCACATGATGGCGGCGCGTATGGCGTCCAATCTTTTGTTGGCAAATTGGGCTAACAGGGGCGTTAATCTTTGGGCCGTTGATCTTGTTACCGTTCCGTTGGTGCAGGGGCAGGCAACGTATTCCGTTCAAGGCAATACGGTTGTTATGTTGGACGCTTATATTGAGACGATGACGGACGGCATTCCAACCGACCGCATTATTTTGCCGGTCAGCCGTACGGAATATGCGTCTTACCCCAACAAAGAGCAGCAGGGATTTCCTACTGTGTTTTGGTTTGACCGTTTGATTTCTCCAGAAGTAACTTTGTGGCCCGTTCCAGACGGTTCGCAAACTTATTTAAAGTATTATCGCGTTCGGCAGATCCAAGATTCCAATTTGACTAGCGGTCAGACGGTTGAAATACCTTATTTGTGGCTTGATGCTTTTGCCAGCGGGCTTGCCGCACGTTTGGCGATGATCTGGAACCCGCAAATGATTCAAGTTTTGAAGCCAATTGCTGATGAATCTTATCAAATTGCGGCTGATCAGAACGTTGAAGTTGCGCAACAATACATTTCCCCTATGACTTCCGGTTATTTTAGATAGCGGGGGATGAAATATGGCTTACGCATCGCAATCGGGTCGGGCAAAGGTAAGCTCAAGTAACCCAAGAGCCTTTGGTATTTGTGATCGTTGCGGTTTTTTGTACAACCACGACAATTTACAATGGCAATTTGACTGGGCGGGCGCTTCTTTAATTAATAAACGCATACTTGTGTGCAATAGTTGCTTGGATGTGCCGCAAGAGCAGCTTCGTGCGATTGTTTTGCCCGCGGATCCCGTGCCTATTATGAATCCGCGTGTTGAAAATTACGCGGAAGCGGAAACAAACTTCCAAACAGTGTCCGCACCACCTGTTTATGATCCCGTTACAGGCATACCGATACCTTCAACAACCATTTTGACGACTGAAAACGGGCAACCTTTAACAACCACCCCTTATGGGCAACCGGTTGGCCTTGATCAAAATGCGGTAATGCCTTTAAACGGCAAGATTCATTATGGTGTAAAATTGAACCCGCTTTCGATCACGGCAATTGGCACTGATCAAGTAAGGGTTACTTTTTCTGCACCGCACAATATGGCTACAAACGACCAAATTTCGATTGAAGGGCTTACAAATAAACTTGCCGATGGATTTTATAGCATCACCGTAACAACAGCGACGGCATTCACTTATCAGACGTATAGTGTTATATCTGCAGGCGCTCTCCTGCAAGGCACAACGAACATGGTAACTGCCCGTGTTGGTTTGCCTTACGGGTATACCAAAATTCCGCAAGTGGGGCCGTGACATGGCGTATCAAACAATTACAGGGTTGCCCTTAGCCACAAGTCTAAACGGCTCAGAACAGCTTGAGGCAGTTCAGTCTGGCGTATCGGTTCGCGTTACGGCGCANCAGATTGCCAATTTGGCTCCAGTAACTGGAACAGTAACATCAATTACAGCATTGTCGCCATTATCAGGTGGCACAATTACATCGACTGGCAATATCGGCCTTCAGGCTGGCGGCGTTAGCAACACTTATTTGTCAAATATGCCGGCCTACACGGTCAAGGCAAACGTCACTGGTTCGTCTGCAATACCCACTGACGCCACACCAAGTGCGGTGCTTGATACATTTGGCTCCACGCAGGGCATGACGCTGTATCGCGGTGCAAGTGGTTGGGCTGCATTGGCGGGCAGTGGCACAAATACCCTTTTAAGCTTAAGTGGATCAACGTCTAATCCTGCTTGGCGTTCATTGTCTTATATGATTGACAATGCCATCGACAGTGCGTCTGCTCAAGGCACAATTTTATATCGCAGTGCATCAACGTGGTCTGCATTGGCGCCTGGTTTGTCTGGTCAATTGTTGCAAACAGNCGGCGCTAGTGCCAATCCGTCATGGAAAACGGTTACTGGTGCCGGCACGGTTACAAGCGTTGACGTTTCTGGTGGCACGACTGGTCTGACAACGTCTGGCGG